TATTTGAAGTTGACCTTACAAAACCTTTATAGTTATTTTTAGTATTGTTTTTCATTATCGTCTCTTCACCGTCAATTTTACCTAAAGGTGTAGTTTTATAAAAACTTCTTTTCTTCATTATTCCTCCTCTGAGTTATTTGGTTCTGGGGTTTCTACTAAATCTCTTTGTGATTCCCATATTTCTTCTGCAGTATTATCAGCAGCTTGTTCTGCTTCATCTCTAGCTTGTAAACCTCTCATTAATGCTTCTTGTCTTGCTTCATCTGCATCCATTTCAGCATTGATTCTACGTTCTTCATCCATTTCCTGATCTATTAATTCTTGAGCTAGGCCATCCGTATCTATATGATCTTGTTCACGATCACCTTGTGGTTGACTAGCATTAGATCCAACTCCACCCATTCTAGTAGCCCATTGCAGCGTTAATTGTTCAGCTTGCTCTGGTGATACTGGTTCTGGATACGCTGCCTTGTATATTTCACAAGTATGTCTTAATGCACACTCATTAATATCACAGTAATCTTCATTTCCAGATGGTCTATAACTACAATCAGCCCATCTATTTGTACCAAATATAACTCTATAATCATCATTTAACCATTTAGGTTCACCATGATATAATTTCTTAATATTATTATATGGATTAGTGTTTTGAGTATATCTATTCATCCAATTCATTAACAATAAACTATATGCTGGTAATTCAAATCGTCTTAATGCACTATCTATGTCACTAGAATCATCACCATAACAGATAGTTCCCCATCCATCAGGTTGATTCCAGCGTCTGTGAGTTTGAGATACATAAGGAAATCTTAAAGGCCCTCTATCATCATGAGCCTCTGCTCTTCCATAAGTATTTACATTAAAGTTAGGTCTATTATAATTAGTGTGTCTTACCATTTCTTGTAAAGGATACATATCTATTCTCATTAATATATCCATGTCTACTGGTAAATTCTGTATATGTGTTGGTTCTGTATCAAGAGAGCCTCTAACATTATATATTTGTATCTCACCTGGAGATAACACTAAATTTATTGATAACTTTAAACTTTGAGTAGTTCGACTACCATTATCCTGTAATTCTACATTTAATACTTGTATTTTATCAGTATTACTAGTTATATCAAGAAATTGGTCAAACTTTTCACACATAAAGTTCTTAAATAACTCTTTTCTTTCAATTAACACAGCTGGATCATCAAGCCATGTTACTCTTTGACCTCTTAATTGATACATCAAGTTATCCATTTCTCTTAAATCACTTTGTATACCCATTCTACCACTTTCCCACCAATAATTCTCTCTAGATAGATAGTTATACATACCTGACGCTCTTCTTTTAAATCCTATTTTTTTCATCATTAGTTCAGCCACTTTATTATAAGTACCAGGTGACCATCTAAATGTTTTAGTAATACTTAAACCAGCATGATATCTCTGGTTAAAATTGTTTAATTTCTCCATTATTTCAGCTTGTGGGCCAAAATAAATGTGTTGTGCCATATCTTCTACATCTATATAATCTATAGCTTGATCTATATTTACATCATCAACATATAATGTTTCATACATATTTATACCCTCCAAGGTTATTAAGTTAATCCAGGCAGTTACATTCTTAGTGTATCGTTGATTAAACGCATTTTCTCACTAGTGCTCCTGCCTGGTACGTTATAACGTAATTTTACTGATCACCACCAGATTTATTGTTATTAACAGCTGCAACAATATCACCTTCATTTACTTCATGTGTATTTGTTACAGATACTCCATTAACAGCAACAGAAGAGCTAACAGATATATCCTCTGGAAACTCACCTCTTAATTGTTCAACAGTATCAGCGTTAGTTTGTCTTTCTACAAAGCCGCCACCTTGTAGAAATTTGATTGTTTTGGTAGCCATATAGCCTCCTATTTGTTTTCGTACGATTGTATTGATTTATATTCTTCAGCTAAATCGTCAAAGAACTCATCAATAAGTTTATAATTATCTTTAATTCTCTTCTCAACAACAACTTTCATCTCACCATTTAAGTATTTCACAGTCTTTCTAAGTATCACAGTGTTTGCTTCTAACATTCCTATATCCATCATGGTAACAACCATTTCACAATTTGCCACCATATAAATGCGGTTACAACAAATATTGCACCATATATTAATATATTAGTCCAATCAATCATCATTATCCCTCCTATTTATGCTAACTAACTCATCAATTAGTTTATTTTCTTTGATTTTGAGTATAGATTGTTTGTTTTTAAGTTCAATAATCTCTTTTATAACATCATCTTCTGTTCTTACTGGCATAAATGTTAACATATCTCAAATCCTCCTGATTCTAGACAAAACTTAGCAAAATGCTCTACATTATCTCTTCTAAATGGATAATTACCAAAGAATTGTTCATCTTTATCTTTAGATTTCTTTAATTCTTCATTTCTTTCTTTAATATGGTCTTCCCATCTATCAACAGTTCCGTCTTCAAGTAATATTTTAAGTTTAGTACCTATTTTAGCGGCAGTTTCTTGATCTATTAGCTTACCATCATTGTAATTACCGCCTGATTTCTGTTCATCAGTCATAAAATCATTACATTGTAGACAAACAAAATCCCATAATGGTCTCCACCACCATACATTATTACGAAAATATACTCCAGGATTAGCTTCATGATACTCATCCATCTCTTTGAAGTATTTCTTCTTTAATTTTTCATCACCTGTTTTCCATATATCAGTATCTTCTTTATAATACTTATATTCAGTTTCAGGTTTATTTATTTGTGGATTAATTCCACTTAAATCAAATCCCATAATATCCTCCTGTTTTTAAAGTTTAGGGCTGATTGACCCTCGTTAGTAATAATATCCCCAAACCAATCGTTGGCCTAGATAGCTATTGCTATATGATGATACTGATTATTACTCGCCTGTCACTACAGCCCTATTAATTTTTAACAGCCTACTCGACCGCTTTTTCAGGTCCTTTTGCCTCACTACCCATTTCCCTCGGCTGTTAAGATCTATAGCTGTTTTCGAGCACTTGTTATACTCTCTATAGATCTTGGTTGTCTCCTACCAATCTTCTGCTTCAGCTATCACTTTTTCAATTTCATCATTACATTCAGCACATATAGGGCCAACAAATTTATCTTTGTCATCCCATTCATTACATACCCTACATTGTAAACCACCATATTCAGTTAACAATGTATCAACTACTTTATTTAATTCCATTTTGGCCATCTCCTTTGTTTAATCATTCTATAAAGAACACGTATTAAATAAAATTTAACAAGAATAGTTAGCAATGTATTTACAACATATAAACTATCATATACTATATAACTCATTTATCACCTCCCTTATATTCTCCTGTAATCATTTCTTCTACAAGTATTTTCTCTCTCTTTTTATTAGAAAGAAATAAACCAAGATGTTTATTACGATGCCACACACTATCTTTGAAATAGGTATTAAAATGTTTTCTCGCCTTATCTATAAGAAACTTCTTCTCTTCTTTGGGAGTAATATAAAATACACCTGAATAATCACCCCATTTACCATCATCATTTCTTTCAATGATTCTAATTTCAGAGAACTGTCTATTAATATAAGCATCGAAATGTTTCTTCATAGCTAGCCTCTCAGCTGTAAATCTTGATACTTTTGTATCCAATCTATCTATTTGAGAGTTTAATTTTAATATTTCATTTTGAAGACTCTCAACAGTTACTTTATTATCTTTATTTTTATTCATAATACCTCCAAGGTTAATTAATAAATTCTTGAGCAGTTTAAGACTTACTCAGGTCATTATATCTATATCCACACTTCATCATATTCATCATTAATATCTTCACAAGCCGTATTATATGCTTCTTCTTCCATGATATATTCCTCCATTGGTTAGAGTTACAAGTAAATTTGTTTGTGACAAAGGCCCGACTACCTGTCTAGAATTTTCGTCGTTTCCGTAGCACTTATATTATAGTGGTCTGTCACCATTACCACTTATTATCGTTAAAGGTTAGCGGAGAGGGGATTTGAACCCCTGACCTCTGATAACGAAACCAGCGAGCTACATAAGATAGCTTATCCTATACCTGACTGCTCTACTCCGCGATACAACTTACCGTTATCGTTCAATCAGTAAGAGGGCTCAAGTTCGTCAACAAGAGCTAAGTCTAATATTTAATGAGACAGACCAGCGCTAAGCAACTCAGTTCATGACTCTGATATAGCCCATCTCATAGGTATTCCACAGAGTGGAACAGTTCTTAAATTACTATGACCACATTATTTATTCATGCCTCATAGCTAAACATGTTTATTAATTCTTAATGCCTGGTGAGATTCGAACTCACAACTTCCTTACTTCACGTTACTGTGTCATTGGTTTCCACTACTGTACTGTAATACATATTTCTTCTCTACAATGTTACAGCACTGCTTTGAAGTTTTTTATAGTTTATCATCAATACAATGGTAAGGCACTCTACCTTTGAGTTACAGGCAAACTTAATATAATGTAGTCCCGTTCGCGCATATTTTGTTCAAGCAAAGGCTCTCATTTCCTAGGATTTCAAGAGGCACCTACATTATAATTTAGATGCGGGAGTCAGAATCGAACTGACCAGACTCGGCTTATGAGACCGTGTTCATCACCATGATGTCCCGCTATAATACAACCAAAAAAAAAGAACTTATGTGTGCCCTCTCATTGGTAGGAAGAAGGCACAAGAACCTAGCTATCTCTCAATAGACTTAACATCACGAGCTTGGGCATCTTATGGTTAGATGTTCACTCCCTGGCGCTACTGTCTTTGACGACTACAGAACATTATTATAATCATGTGAAAATAACTATAACATGTTACCATACTATAACCTTTATCGTTAGTCATAGTGTAATGAGCAGTTGATAAGCTTACTCAGGCAATACCTCTACTCTTGAGATGTAGAAACTACTTTTACAGTAGCTCCTTTATCTCTTAAAGCCTGCATATAACCAGCAAGATATATTACATTCTCTTGGTTATTAACAGGGAATATCTTATTAATAGATTCACCATTTGGTGTTTCAATATTTATGGTAGCAATTTGCATTTGTCAATACCTCTTTTATTAATCGTTAACAAGTTCTGTTAGGTATATGTTGGTATATATAATAGAGAGCACACTTACATGATAGGAGACTATACATAAGCACTATTGACTGATTTAAGGCTCTCTCTCATACATATAATAAACAACATAACATATCAAAAAAAATAATAGGGGAGATATACTCCCCATATTATTATTCGAAAGATTTAAGAATCTTAGTAATCCTGTCGATAACCTTCTGATCATCAGATAGTTTCTGAATCATTATAATGTTATCTATGAAAGCTGCTTGGACTTGAGATTTAGCAGGTATCTTTCTTTTAAGAGTTCTAGAGTAGCCACCATATAATGGTGCTTCTACATAATCTATTGCGAATTGTTCTAGTAAGGCTATTAATTCTGCCATTGTTTCTCCTTAGTTAATTAAAAGAATCAAAATAAATTCAAAAAATAAATTCAAAAATAACTTAATTTTAATTATCAAAATCCCCCCGATAGGGGGGTAGGTAATAATAAAGGCCAAGCACTAAAATGCTACAATTTTTGAAACCTTTCTATTTTAACATTTGCACTTTAAATATTTTATATATTATATTATGTCATCAGTAATTGGAGTAATTCAATTATCACCCTTGAAGGTCTAACAAACAAGTAAAGGGTCAGACGTCGGGTTACCTCCTCATATAGAGATTTGGTTTGTCCCCGATAACTGATAAAATGGCTTTAATATAAGCTTGAGTATGGGAGGAAATTACTGGCTCAAAGTGAAATTTAAAGTTAAATCTTCAAAAAATTAACTTCTGGTTATACAGGGGTTTTCTGCGCATAAAGGATATTAGATGACAAAAGAATACATATTGAAGATTATATATGACATGACTAAAGATGAGATTAAGCATTTATCTGAGAAATGCGACTATGGATTTTCTATTGAAATAGATGGTAAAGATATACCAATTAGTGATGAAATGGGAAATTACATGGTTAAATACTTAGATAGTCAAGAATTAGGGATTAGCTAATCTAAACCCTGGCGGGTTTAGGGTGTTATGAGACATTATAAAGTTAACAAAATTAGTCACACGGTATTTGATACCATAGAAGAAGTACCTTCTAGTATAAGCTATAAAGTGGATTGGAGGGATGGTCGCCTTAGCGATTGGGTTATAGCAGACGATGGGTGCGTTATACAGATCTTGAGAGAAGGTCAGATGCATAAATCAAAAGGTACTTTGAGAGAACAAAGGTATATAGGCACATGTACAGGTACTTTTATTGTGTCTAAAAAAACAAATTTTGATACATCCAAGAGGGTTAATATATACAGTCTTGGAGGTGATATAAGTAGGGATGCAAGAGTAGAGGACAGAGAGAACCTATCAAGTAGGGAACATTTATTTGTCCAGTATGTCGCATCTGGAATGGATGCTCGCAAGGCGTATCTAAAGGCGTTTCCTACAAATGACCCGCACTATGCAGGATTGCGTGCTGGACAACTTATTAAGACAACGAGGGTAAGGACAGCTATGAAAGAAGAATTAAAACCATTTATGGAAGCTCTCGGCATTGACGAGGACTATATATTAAAGAATATTAAAGATGTTGTTGATACAGCTCAAAAGGATGATACTAAATTAAAGGCGTTATTTAAACTAGCTGATATAATGGACATGGAAGATAAAAATCAAACAAAAATAACACAATTAACAGGCGCTGTATTTCAAGGCTTTAGTGATAAGAAGCTAGAAGAAGCAGAAAGACCAAAGGAGATAGAATAGTATGGATTTTTTTGAAGATTTAAAAGATAGTTTGGGTAAAATGAAAATAGATGATCTTGGAATAGGAGGTCTTGGAGGGGTTCTTGGTCGTAGAGCTGGCAAAGCTTTTGCAGGTAGTATCTTGCCTCTTGGGTGGATGGATAAGAGAGGTGCAGCTCCTGGTTTGGGTGGTATTGGGGGAGGACTTGGATTCGGTATAGGAGGAAATGCTGCTTTTGGCCTTGGAGCATTAGGTGCTTTATATTTATATAATCAATATAAGCAGAATCAAGGTGGTGGCGCAGATAATATACTGCCAGAAGGAGGTGGAAATCCTATAGCTGAAAAAACAAGTCCTAAAACAATGCCTTCTAACACATACTCTGGACCAAATACTGGGATATCTAATAAGCAGGTAGCAAATTTCTTAGCAAACTATGAAGATCAAGGGCTTTTTAGAGATAGGCCTCAAAGAGATCAGTATGGGAGAGTTTAAATGGATCCAAGAGGTATAGATAAAGATAGAAGTAACACATCAGCATGGGCTCATTTCCTTGCAAAGATATTCCCAGCTTTGTGGGGAGGAGCGGCATATACGGTAGCAACAGGATCTCGTCCTGAAGATATATTACCTACTCCAATCCCTCATAAGCCAATAACTATATACGGTGGAGAAGAAGGTGTTCCAATTGGTCCTATCCCTGAATCATATGCAGTAGAAAGAGGGAATCCAGAAATTTTAAATGTAGCTCCTACACCTAAAGATATGCCAGTTCATGAAACGAAAGTTCCTAATAGAAATGGTCCAGAATATATACGTAAAATAGGAGAAGATAAAGTGTCCGTAAGTGAAGGTGATGTTGTTTTGGAAAACATTTTAAAGGAGATTGGAGATTTTAATATGTTTAATGAAGAGACTCCAGTTGATAGCTTGGAAAATACGGAAATACCTTATTAATGGCTAAAGATATACAGCTTTCACCACAAGAAGCTTTAAATAGTATGACTGTTGCCTCTCAAGATACTTGGGGTAAGAAGCAACTTCATTATGAATCAGGATATGGAAATTGGTATGC